GGGCCGTCGCCGGACATCGGCGGGACCTCGGGGAACACGTTGCCGGACACGGTCGTCGTGGCGTTCGGGCCGACGGCGACGAGGGTGAACGCGAGGGACGTGTCGGGGGACGTCAGCGCGGCGGAGGACAGGGCCTCGCACAGCGAACTGGTCGTGCCCCAGTCCGAGTACATGTTGACGTCGAGCGTGTACTCGAACGTCAGCGTCTTGTACACGGGACCGTCGAGCGTCTCGAGAACCTCGCGGTTGTTCGTGTAGGTGAACGTGGTGCTGATGGTCTGGGCGTCGAACTCGTTCCCGTCGATGGTGAGGGTCAGGTCCTGCCCGGTGAGGATGGTGGCCATGGTGGGCTCCTAGGAGGGTGTGGCGAGGGTAGTGACCTGAACGTCGGACACGAGCAGGTCGGATGGGCCGATGGTCTCGACCGACGGGGGTGATACGTCGCCGACCTCCCAGCCTCGCGGCAGGTTGTCGAGGACGGCGAACACGAGCGACTCGAGCTGGTCCAGCGAGCCTTGGTTGTCGAGGTTGGCGACGATGCAGGTCAGCCGAAACGTGACCTGCACCTGTGGGGATGCGGGCCGGCCGAGTGTGACCGGGGCAATCCACGGATTGCCGGGGACGATGACGACGGTCGGTGGGATGACGACCGGCGGCGGGTAGGCCGTGGTCGAGTAGTCGATGCCGGCGTCGGTGAGGGCCGTCGCCAGCGTGCTGCGGAGCGACGACAGGTTCATCCGACCATCGTCCCGACGTCAAGGTGCGGGGCCAGGAGGCCCTGTACGCGGCCGATGAGGCTGCGGCCAAGGCGGAACGGTCCGGGCTGGAAGTCGACGCCCTGGATGACGCCGCCTGGGGCGACGCGGGCCTGCCAGATCTCGACGGCGAGCATCATGCACGCCTCGAGGACGAGCGGGTCTTCCGAGTAGACGTCCTCGGATGCCTGGTCGACGATAAAGCCGTGCGGAATGATGGCCCGCTCCTCCGTAATCGGAGGTTCCTGGTGGGCCAGTTCGAACGTGACCGTGTTGTACAGCTGCTCCTCAGTGGGCAGGTACGAGTACGGCCAGTACGTCGGCCATGGCCAGAGCGGCCGGGGCGGCTGCTCGGCCGTGTAGCCGATGGCGGTGACGGTCGCAGGACCGTTGAGGTGTGCGGGCAGGCCGGAGGTGACGACGGTCTGTCCGACGTACAGCTTGTGGAAGCCGACGGTGCGGGCCTTGACCTCGTCGCCGGTCTCGCAGCACAGCTGGTCGATGGGGTACTCGTACCGGGACAGCATGGAAAGGACGAGGTTCGTCGCGGCGGTGGACACGTTCGTCAGCTGCGCGTCGGGGTACAGGTCTCCGACGTTCAGGACGGTCTTGAGTTCCGCCAGGTCGACGTAGTTCGCCATGCTCGGGCCTCCCGGTGCCGGGGCCGCCGTCAGGAGAGTGAACGGCGGCCCCGGCGGTTGGTCACGGGGTGACGGTCAGCTGACGCATCGCCGTGGGGTACTTGTTGGCGAGTGCGACGTAGCCGTAGACGGCGACCTCGACCTCGAGGCTCGAGACGTCCTGGACGGACACCTGCACCGGCGCGCCGGCGGCCTCGTAGAACGTCGAGGCACCCGAGGGGTAGACCTTGGCGTTCGGGTTGGTCAGGTTCGGGTCGACGACGAGCTGCAGCCCGGCGACGGTGCCCGAGGTCGTGCCCTGCGAGACGACGCCGGCGGCGTTCGACGGGTTCGCCGCGGCGAACAGCGGACGGCCCTCGGAGTCGACGGCGCTGAGCAGGTCGTCCCAGCCGAACGAACCGGTCGTCGACGGGGCGACGAGCAGGCGGTTCGGCGAGAAGCGCATGACTCCGAACGAGTCGCTGATGCCCTGCACGATCGAGCCGTAGATGGTCGTGGCGTCGGAGTCCTGCTGACCGACGCTGGCCTGCGAGAACGCCCACGCGTCGGTGGCCTGCGCGTACTGGGCGGCCATCTCGATGATGAGACGGTCGAGGAACGCCGGGTCGGACCGCTCGATGAGCTGCCGGCTGATGCGCTGGCCGCCACCGAACGTCTTGACGTCGACGGTCAGGTAGTCGAGGGTGAACGCGGTGCTGTCGACCTCGTCGCCCTCAGCGGACTGCTCGGCGACGGACGGGGCCTGCGTGCGGCGCGGGATCTTGAAGTCCATGCCGTCGGCGGGAAGCGTGTCGCGGTCGATGCTGTCGATGAACGGGCGGCTGTCGTCGAGGACGGCGATGACCTCGGTGAGGAAGCGGGTCGGGACCAGGCCGGCGGCCGTGGTCGTGGTGGCGTCGGCGAGGGCGGCCTCGACGACCATCTGCGCGTCGCGGTCACCCGCGGCAGCCTGCAGCTGCGTGGACGCGTAGCGGCCGGCGGTCATGCCCTCGAGCGCGCGGGGCGCGCCGACGGTGATGTACTGGCTGGTCGGGGCGGCGGCCTCGACCGGCGTGGAGGCCTCGACCACCTCGGCGGCGGGCTCGACCTCGGGGGTCTCGTTCTCCATGGTTGCGGGCTCCTGGTCGGAGGGTTCGGGGTTGGGGTCGTCGTCCGGGGTGGACGCTGCGACCTGTTCCACTCCGGCCTCGGAGAAGGCCGGGGTCGTGACGAGCGACACCTCGACGAGCTCTGCCGCGGTGACGACGTAGCCCTCCTCGGTGTCCTCGAAGTCGATGATGTTCGCGCCGACGGACAGGCCGTCGCGCAGACCTTCGGACGCCTCGATCAGGGCGTCGCGGCCGGCGGTGGTCCGGCTGAGCTTGAACGTGCCGGTCATGTGGTCGGGGCCGTCGACGAAGCCGGTGGCGCGGCCGATGGGCCGGCGGCCGTCGTGCTCGAGCAGCAGCTTCACGGTCTCGGGCGGCGCGCCGAAGGCACCTGCCTGGAATGCGACCGGGCCGAGGGACGTGTTCCCGAACTCGCCGTAGGGGACGACGGTGCCGACGATGACGCCCTTGTCGGAGTCTGCGGCAGTGACGTCGGCGGTGAACGTGACGTGCAGCTGCTTGTTCACTATCGGACTCCTTCGCCGGGGGCGAGGTCCTCGAGGTCTCGTACCTCGTCGGGGGACAGGATGCCCAACGGAACAAGCGCCTGGTAGAGCTGTGCACGCTCGATGGGCGAACTGCGGAGGAAGTCGGTCAGGTCGAACTTGACGGCCTCGCGGGACACGAGAATGTCGTCGAGGCTGAGGCGCTGCTCGATGCTGGTGATGAACGGCATTAGGGCGAAGTCGAGCAGGTCGCGCCTCGAGTTGCCGACGTTCTGGTAGGTCATGGACGAGCCGGCGTCGACTCCGAGGTACCAGGGCGGGATGCCGGCGGCGCGCGCGAGTTCCTGCGAGGTGGTCTGCCGTGCTTCGGTCAGTGCCATCTCGGACGGTGAGAAGCCGACCTTCTCGATGTCGATGGACTCGTTCAGGTAGGCGGTGGCAGTCCGGTTGCGGGCTTCGCGCCACGCGGACAGGAGTTCGGTGACCTTGCCGGAAGGCAGCGGCGACCCGGAGTTCTTGAGGGCGACCATCGGCGACGGAGTCTCGGCGTAGGTCAGCGCGGCCTGCTCGAGCTGAATGGCGGTGCGGATGGTGCGGCCGGCGCGACGCAGCATTCCGTCCTCGTAGCCGGAGAACACGACCAGGCTGTTGACGCCGCGGGACGGCAGGCGTGACCCGTCGAGCGTGTAGTACTCGACCATGGTGCCTTCGCGGTTCGTGTGGGCACCGACGCGGGACGGGTCGATCCAGCGGAACCTTGAGGGACGGCCGTCCTCGGCGTACACGTCGATGATCTGCCAATAGGCGACGCCGTAGAAAAACAGGCTGTCGACGGTCCACGAGAGGGTCGTCTGCCTGGGGACGAGCGGGTCGGGCTGCGACATCCACGGTGCGGGCCGGAGGTCACGTCCGTCTGTCGTGAACCGGTACAGCGGCAGGCCGCTGATGCTGCCGGCGATGATGTTGCGGGCGCGTGCGACCGCGGGGACGGTCATCGCCTGGTTGCGTGCCACGTTTACGCCCGAGGCCCCGGTCAGCTGTTCGAAGGTGGGCCATCGGGCGGGGGCCAGCGACGCGGTGACGGGAGTATCACCCTCCTCAGACGACTGGGGAGGCGCGGTGCCGAGGATGATGTCGAGCAGGCCCATGTTCGCTAATCCTAACCGACGACGATGGATGCTTGGGAGACTGGGCGCACCGCATGGTGCGTGGCCATGGCAAGTGCGACGGACGCGCAGACCGGTCCGGCCGACTGCCGTCTGATGATGCGCCACCCGCCGTCGCCGGTCTGCTTCCGAGCGGACGCTGCGATCTGTTCGGTCAGGAGTTCCTGGCCGGCGTGCTGCAGCCGCTTCGACACGATGGCGCCGAGCAGCTCGTCACAGGCCTGTGTGAACGCCGCACCCGACACGTCACCCACGGGGATGCCGGCTGATGCGAGCCTTGAGGCGATGCCTGCGGCGGTCCAGCGGTCGAACGCGACGACTCGGGCGTAGTACTCGCGGGCGCGGTTGGCTACCTGGCTGGCGACCTTCATGTCGTCGATGGTCTCGTCGGCGTGCCAGGAGTCGAGGACGAACGCTGCGAGGCTGGACGCTTCCTCGTCGAGCTGCTGGACGGCGACGAGCGCGGCGTCCCGCCTGTCGGGTGTGACGTCGATGGCGAGGAACGTCGGCAGGTCAGGCTGCAACTCGAGGCCGTCCTGGTAGCAGTCTGCCCAGGTGCCGGCCGGGAATGGGCTGTCGAGCGTCTCGACCCACTGGCAAAGCATCTCGGTCCGCACGATCTCGGGCGGGTCGGACTTGATGCGCGCCTCGAGCGATTCGGGCTGGATGAGGTGGCCGAGGGCCGGGTTGGCGGCGACCCAGGCGTCCCGGTCGTCGAGGTGCGCTCCGGGTTCGGCTGACCATTCCCACCAGCCGAGCGGTCCGGGCGTGTCGTTGGCGACGGACTGCAGTGCCTGGTCGCGCAGTGCGTTCAGGACGGTCGAGCCGGCGTCGCCAGCGTTCGACACTGCCCACACCTGCGGGTTTGGTCGTGCCTGCGTCGTGTACACGAGCGCCGCGTAGGCGTCCGTCGTCCGGTGCTGGCGGGCCTCGTCGATGATGACCAGGTCGGCGGAGTAGCCGCGGGCTCCGCCTTCGCTCGGGGCCACGATCTTGAAGCGGGCGCCACCGACGAGCTCGAGTTCCTCCTTGCCGTTCGTCCGGCTGACGCGCTTGACCTGTCGGGCCAGCCACGGGACGTCCTCGAACATCTCGACGACGCCGCGGAACATCTCAAGGGCGACCTCGCGGGACTGGGCGGTAGCGAGGATAAGCCGTTCGTCCCATAGCAGAAGGCCGGCGAGGATGCGAAGCCGCAGCATGTGCGTCTTGCCGTTCTGACGGCTGATGAGCACGCCGACGGTGCGGTGTTTCCACCGTCCGTTCTCGTCGACGACGTGTGCGGCGTCGGCGACGTACTGCTGCCACGGCAGAAGCGGCTCGCCGAGCGCTTCGGCAAGTTCGACGAGGTCAGCGCCCCTTGACGGCCCGGATGGGCGTGGCGTCTGCACTCTTGGTGTCGGCGAGCCGACCAGCTGCGCGTTGACGGAGGGCATCGAGCGGGTTCTCCTGGGCGGGCGGGGGCGTGTCGGTCGCGGTACGGCCGGACACGGTCATGCCGACGGCGGCGAGAACAGCGAGCAGTGTGCGGCTCAGGCTGGCTATCTGCTGCGGGTCGTCTGACTTGTCGATGTCGCGGCCGAGCCGGATGGCTAGCCGCAGCGCTGCGCCGTCGGCCATGGTGATCCAGTCGGCGTTCTCGGCAGCTGCGAGCACTGCCTCCTCGACTGAGCCGGAGTTGGCAGACGGGTCGGGCTCGACCGGCTTTGACTCGGGCCGCTTCGGTGACGTTCGGGGCTTCTCAGGCATCAGACGTGACTCGTGTGGGTCGTGGCGGTCCCTCGGGGGGAGGGAGGGGGTAGGGGCGTCGGAT